CGGGACCACGTACAAAGTGCGCTGGCCCGTCCGTCATTCAAAAGCAAAGCCAGCCGTATGCTGTCCGAACTGTACCTACGAGTTACACCCGGCGAAGGCTGAGAGCAGTGCTCGCCAGAAAACCATTTCAATCAAAGAGGAGCAACATTAATGAGCAAGTTACCATCACTCGCACCGCAGAACATGACCGAGGCAATGGAGTTCAGCAAGATGATCAGCCAGTCCGGTATGGTCCCAGGCGCCTACAAGGGGAAGCCCCAGGATGTCCTGGTCGCCATCCAATGGGGTTATGAGCTGGGCCTCCAGCCGCTCCAGGCGCTGCAAAACATCGCCGTGATCAACGGCAAGCCGAGCGTCTACGGTGATGCTGCGCTGGCCCTGGTCAAGAATGATCCGCGCTGTGCTGGCGTCAAGGAATGGATCGACGGCGAAGGCGACGACCGCGTGGCTCACTGCCTGGTCAAGCGCCGATATGCCGAGGAGATCGAGGAGACCGAGCGCACCTTCAGCGTTACCGATGCCAAGCGAGCGAAGCTGTGGGGCCGCCAGGGACCGTGGACCCAGTACGCCGACCGAATGCTGGCAATGCGAGCGCGAGGCTTTGCCTTACGGGATGCGTTCCCCGATGCGCTCAAAGGGGTGATCACAGCCGAGGAAGCCCAGGACTATCCAGCCGACAAGTCGCAACCGCGTGATGTTACGCCGCCGCCAGCAGCTAACCCGCTCGATAACCTGCCGCCACCACCAGCCGATGATTACGAAGAGTATCAGAAGATGGACGCGGAGCCTGAAGTAATCGACGTTGAGCCGGAACCAGTGCCCGAGCCAGTCCGAGAGGCAAGCCCGAGCCGCCCTGAATGGGTGGTATACCGGCACGATGGCGAGGCGTACAAGGAGGCTGATGGTAATACCATCTTTGTCGATGCTTACGAAACCATGATCCAGGTCTACGGTAAGAAGATGGACAAGGAGAAGACCGACCCCGCCGAGGCAGTCGCGATGCTGTACCAGATTCGAGACCGCAATAACGCGACCGTCAAGAAGCTCCAGGCGACCGACCGAGTGCGCGTGGTCAGTGTCTTGAACACATTGATCAGTAAGTGGGAGGGAGCGTGAAACAACCAACGCCGATTCAACGACGGATCTACGATTATATCGCCGGGCATATCGCCCGGCATGGCGTGCCACCGGAACAGAAGAAAATATGCGAGGAGTTCCAACTGTTTAGGACGACAGTCTCACAACACGTTTCAGCTCTCGAGCGTAAGGGATTGATAACTCGGAAAGGTAGGGGGTTTAAAAACAATATCGGATTAGTAAAATAAGTCTTTTCCAGCGGGATATCATGGATGGACCTTACGCTGAGGCATTTGGAGTTCTGTCTAACAGAGCGCCAGAGACAAATTGTTGAGCTATCCGTTAAGGGATTGACGCTCAGAGAGATAGGAGAGGAGATCGGGGGCGATCATTCAAACATTCACAAAGCTATCAGGGCAATTCAAAAGCGAGCCGCTGGCCGAGGCTATTCCCCGAACGATGATCTAACCCATCCCACTGCACCTGGATTTACCACCAAGCGGGTGAGTACAGCCTACAAAGAAGACGGAACCATCGCCCTGCAATGGCATATTCAGGAACCAGAGAAGGTCGCCCTGGAGGAGATGATCGCGCAGCTAACCGAAGGGCTCAGAGACGAGCTAAAAGGTATTCATAAGCCGCTGCCTAAGCCTGTCAAAACCAACGATGATCTGATGAGCTGTTACCTGGTCGGCGATCACCACATCGGCATGTACGCCTGGGGGGAAGAAGCGGGCGAGGATTGGGACGTTGACAAAAGCGAGGAGATTCTTGCTAATGCAGTTGACCGCCTGGTCGCATCATCCCCGCCATCGAGCATTGGCACGCTCATCAACCTGGGCGACTTCTTTCACATCCAAGACTCAACGAGCACCACCGCCGCGAGTAAGCACTTGCTCGACAGCGATGGTCGCTGGGGTCGGACTATCCGGGCGGGCACGCACCTGATCAAACGCATCATTCTGCGGATGCTGGAAAAGCACAAGTATGTGTGGGTCATCAATGCCAGGGGCAACCATGATCCAGACGCCGCTTTATTTTTGAACACCGCGATTCAGATGTATTTCGAGAAGGACAAGCGGGTTCGCGTGCTCGATAACTTCAACAAATTTGTATGGTTTCAATTCGGCAAGAACCTGGTCGTGACGCATCATGGCGACAAGATCAACAGCACCAGGCTGTATCAAGCGATCACTCGTAACTTGAGAAAAGAATGGGGTGAAGCTAATCACGTTTACGCGTGGATGGGCCATATCCATCATAAGCAATCAGCGAAAGAGCTGGGCGGCATGACGCTGGAGAGCTGGAACACGCTCCCGCCCGGCGATGCGTGGCATAATGAATCGGGGTATAACGCCGATAGATCAATGACCTGCGTGGTCTTGCACAAAGATCATGGAGAAGAAACTAGGCTTAGAGTAACAGCGGAGGCGCTGGTATGAGTGCATTTGACGAGCAATATGGTGGCAATCACTATAAGACAATGATGATCCAACCTCTGGAGTATGCCCTGGCAAACAACCTGGGGATCTGCGAGCACGCAGTAATCAAGTACATATCCAGGTGGAAAACGAAATCAAAGCATGGCCCGAATATCGAGGACTTGCGCAAGGCCCGACACTATATCGATATCTTGATTGAGCGAGAGATTGGCAAGAACGAGCAACCCGAAGAGCGAACTAACCTGTTGCAACAAGGCTCAAAATCTTAGGCTCTTCCTCGGGGATATCCTCTTCATCACCATCATCTGGCTCGTCCTCGTATTCCTCGTGAGGCTGAAAGACCGCACAGACAACGACTTGACCAGGCTCTAAATCCTCAACCTTGATCGTCGGCATATCATGGCTCCAGGGGTGGGCGCTTGGCCGGTGATCTCCGCATCATTCGTTTCTTTGCCAGCTCTCGCAAGCGAGGACTCATCATCATTTGCTTAGATGGTCTGCCAACCTTTGATCCGTAAGTCCCTTTACCGTATGGCATCATTTACTCCTGAGTATATCTGCGTCTGCTTTACGAGCGCCGCCTTTGCCGGTTGCTGCCGACTTCAAGCGGCCCATTGCCCACTGATGGGCTGAAACTTTTGGCCTACTGCCACTCGAATAATAAGCGCCCAGGCCACGCTTGTATATCCTTTCGGCATTCTTCTGACCACCGACTGCCTTCACATAGTTGGCTGGTAACTTCATCGCTTCGATCTCTCTTTGCTGATCCGGTCCATGTCTGCCTTGGTGAGTAAACCCATCTTATACTTCGCCCTGGTACGCATGATCTCGCGCCTGGTCGCAGCCGGATCTTTTGATCCCGCCACATACTTGCGTGGTAATCCGCTCTTATCCTTGGGAACTTTGGGAAACTTTCTAGCCATCAGTAACACCATGTCATTGGGGCTGTGTCTCTGATATCTACATGGACAAATCCCTTTGCAATGCCGATACCAGTGAATCCGAGCTTGACAGCATTAGACATAATAATATACCGCTGATTACCGCCATTAACAGCAATATCAGCCGCAATCCCCTGGGCGTGTTGCCCTGGTCCATTTGGCTTTTTAGATTCGAGGCTATGACGAGGAGACCGATAGCCGCTCGTAATAACAAAACTAAAACCGCACGCATCACGAAGTACGTCCAGCCTCTCGATAAATTCTGGCTTGATTTCATTCTCACCCGTCTCCTGGCACGCGAACTCTTCCAGCTTGAAATACTTAAAGCTCACTGTCTATGCACTCCTTTCTGCTTTTCGTATGTCCTCAGCCCTCCGAGGCCCAACATACCCATTAGCACCGGCATCATTGTAGACGTATCAATCAATGGGATTTCGACGTTAATCTCTAGCAAGGCCATCAAGAAATTTGTAAACGGAATCACCATGAAATTACCGGCCATCCCTAGAACGCAAACCCAACCGCACGCCGGTCGCCAGGAGCTTACAAACCAATTAGGGTTTTGAGCCTCTGCCTTATTAACTTCGAGTTGTCCCTTTGCCAATTCTTGCGCATGACGTTCAGCCATCGTCGCTAGATCGTGAGCCAGCTTAGCCTTCTGGTCTTTGTCTTCGATGAACTTATCGAGCAAACCAGTGACCGGGCCTATGAGCTTGTCAATCATTTTCGTAGCAGCTCATTGATTGCTTTCCATGCCTCAATCATTTTTGATTCGAGAACATCCAGGCGGTTCAGAATCTTGCCTATGGTTAAGATCAGAATGAATACTCCAGCGGCGATAGGCCAGAGCGATACAATAAAATCTACCGTCTCCATCATCCATCCTTGGCCTGGTTGACTACTGATTGATTCCAAATATCAAACAAGGTCTCGATCTTCTCGGCGATTGTTGCTTCTTTCGCAGAGATAGCCCCGACTTCTAACTGAAGTCTGCGGATATCTTCGCGTAATTCTTTGACCTCAATCTGCTTTTCCTTGAGCGCCATGATCTCAGCATTCTGTATCAGATCGTCGGGGAGTGCCCCTAGATTCCCAAGGGGCCAATTAGTTACGAAGTGGGAGTTCTTGTCAATCGTCATGTTCTGGACGATTTGACCGTGTTCAAGTGAGGTGATGCGGGAGTCCAGAGTAACGAAAGCCGTGGTCAAGGTGAACACGGCAAAGCCAATAGAGATGATCGCCTTTATCGATATCTCGAAATTGGTGTTCTCGTCAATCTGAGCCATCTTTGTTGACCCACCCTTGAACGGTGTCAGACTCCCAGATCCTCAGAATCAGCCAGATGATAGTGAGAAGTGCAGTGATGTCTGGCAACCAGCCAACCAAGGTCGCGATCCCGCCTGAGACTGCTACACCGTCAACGATTGTTTTTGCTTCCTCGTGCATGGCATTATGAGCCTCTAGCACCGTAGCGATCACGCTTCTTGCCGATCCTTACCACTACGCTGTCACCACCAGTGAACTCGCCAGTTTTGCAGCCAGCACGATAGAACAGAACCTCCGGCTCAAAGCCCACGTTCTCGCTGATAGATGTGAAGGTATCCACATCATGCCAAGTAGAATTATCGTAGCTTCTCTGGCAAGTAACCGTGGTGCCTGCGCTCAATGTCCCAGATATGGACAGGTTGAAATCACCATCAAAACGAACCGCGTCCGTGAAGGAGTTGGCCGAGGTGATTGTTTTCTCTACTAAAGTAGTCATCTTAATCTCCTTCTTCGGATTCCTGTAGCTCTGACTTCAGAGTATTTACATACCCGTTGATCAGAAAGTTTAGTTCTTCCACCTGATCTTTCAATGATTCAATTCTGACAACCATCTTTTTTTGTTTGTCGGTCAGTGAATCAATCTCGTACTCATTATCCCCAATGGTCAAAGTGGCCATCTCCGCTCCTTATAGTTATTACCAGGGCACACCATCAGCCGTGGTCGGGTTCTTTTGATCGTTGATGTTGGCTGCAAGCGAGGCTTCGATTGCGTCCTTGTCCACGCCATTTGCCCAGCACCAACCCAAAACTTGATCTTGAGTTAATTGATCGTAAGGCGTGAAGTCAGGGCTTGATGCGTCATAAGTGAAGCCACAGGTGCCGTAAGCAGAAGCAGAGTAGTCTCCGTCTACTTCTGATACACGCCAGTGTGCGACTGTTACGCCACCGTCAGATAGCTCGCGTTCAAGTGTTGCGATGGTCCATGTTGCCATTAGTTAGCTCCTTATTAAATTGCTGCGATGATGAAGGCTAGAAGTTCTGAATAACGTACACCCATGCGGCTACGTTCTTCTCCAGTCTCTTCATCTGTCCAAGTTGAGTTGATAAACATTCCGTAACGCCCAGCGTCCAAACCTTCTGCCTCAAAAGCCGCTTGCAAATCTTGGGCAATGATTCCAAAGTGAATACGTGCGTTTTCGCCTTTTTCTTCTACAGCAGACTTCCAGCGGAATTTACGAAGCAAGCCTTTGACAGCTACAGCTACACGTTGTTCTGCTTCAGACAATGATTCAATGTCTTGCTTTTCGTTACGGTCAGAGGTTTGAATAGTCCCATTTGTGGCCCAAATGTCTTGGAAGCGACCGCCTGATAAGCCTAAATCTATAGCTCCATCACTAAGAGTTCCAGCATTGTCTGTCGGGGCAACCCAACCATTACCAAAACGTAAGCCGCCGTGGCTTGCCGCTGATGAGTAAATGTTTAAGTCCCCGTCAGTAACACCAATATTCCCGACTGGGGCGCCGTCTTTTTGGAAGATAGCAATCGATCCGTCAGACGTTTTACGGTTTAGTGTAAGCGAAGACTGGCTATTAGATGTGGTTTTAATCTGTCCATCAGCTTCTATTTGAGCGCCTAAATCTGTAGCTGTTGCAGAAGTCTTACCAACCAGGAAGTTGCCGCTTGAGTCGATACGCAGGCGTTCTGCGGCATTAACAGTAAACGCCATAGAATTGTCGCTGTTGTCGTACCTTATTCTACCTATGTCGGTATCGTCAGCATCACCAAAATCTAAACCAGCAATACTTGAAGTCCCTGCTGTTATTCTTGCAATAGTGTTTGAAGCCGTTAAAACCTGTAATGAGACTTCAGGACTGCTAGTCCCAATCCCGACGTTGCCGCCATAAGGGTTTAGCAACAATGGAAACGCTGTAGAGCCACTTGCTCTAGTTGCTTGAATATACTGAGCATCTGTTGTTGAGTTTCCGTAACCCATGTAAAGGCCGTAC